TTAATCGGGTCTAGGTATCTCATAATAATTCCTATCAATGGATTTTAAGTGGTCTGCCATGTGCTGCATTGGCACACTTATAGAAAGTCTTTTTTCCTGAGGTTGAGCATAGTGGAAACATCTATTTGGAATATACAACATGTCTCCTGGTTTTAGATCGACATCAATAGCACATTCTAAATCTTTTTCATCTATATCATAGGCATATCTATCTACCAAATAAGACGCCCTATTTTTATAAACTTTCCAATGAGTAATACCTTCAACTTGAATAATAAAATTATTTGCAAAATCTTCATGTATTTTGAATGATTTACTAGGTGATAGTCCACAATATACATGAAGAGCAGATTTTGTATTTGGAAAATAAGTTTCAAACTGCTGTAATATCTGTTGCTTTTGTCTAGTAATTAAATCAAAGTTATTGATAATTAAAGTATGTCCATCAATAAAAGCATCACGAATATCTTTAGCATCTGAGGAAGGTTTAGACCATGCTCTGTCATACCGCACAATATTGATATATTTGTTAGTCACTTTATCAATCAACTGCATATCAAAAAATTGTGGATTATTAATGCACAATTCAACTTCATCCCACGTAGCAAAAACATGAGGATCTTCAACAATTCCTTGCCAATACTGTGGGTCGTCGTTTATTGCCCACTTTTTAGTTGCATGTAGTTGTGTCAGAAGAGAAGATATCATAATCAGATACAAAGTTAAGATTACAAATTATCCGATATGGATTTGTAGATGGATTACTTGATGAATGAAATTGATGTCCATCAAAGGCAAATAAAGTATTCTCTTTTGGAGTTACTCTTTTACACTCAGTATATTCTTGCGTACGTGCTTTATGCCATCTCTCGTCTATATTACCATAGTTTGGGTCATCATACTCATTGAAAAATACAGTATCACCACTGGAATCATGAAAATAATATAGAGCAGCGTAATGATCTTTTTCACTATCGGTGTGCACACCATTATGATGTCCACCATTTCCATTATTTAATTGTAATGCAAGTCTAACTCTAGTAAATTCTATTGGGGCGGGCATTACATCCTTTATAGTATCAAGAAATGGGGCAAAATGGGGCAACCATGGGCTTTCAACACCATGATTATCAATTAAGAGATGAGTAAAACCAATTGATTTTTCTTCAGGTTTCATGTCTAATAATTTTGTATCACCAAAAGCATAACTGTGTGGTGTATATGCAACATCTTCAGATAGAAAATACCACGGAAATCCTTTCATTCCACTAACCATATCAAACAATCTAGAATGATAAGATTTTCCTAGAAGATTGTTTACCTGGATATATTTCATGATAATAATTTGAAAATGCTTGTATATTAAAAGAAATAGATATTCTTTCCCCATCGCTGTTACTCTTAGAAACAGAATGTAATAACCAAGAGGGAAACATCACCATATAATCATTTACTGGAGAAAATGTAACTACATCTTCATTTAAGTTAGAGTTTTTGTTAAAATTATTACCTGCTCCCCAAAACTCTTTCATCATTTGAATATTAAGATCTCTATAGAGATTAAGTGCCCCAGAGCAACAATCAGGCACACTTAAATAATAAACACCAGACATAACGCTACCTGGATGGTTATGAATAAGATTACTATGACCGTGATTATTTACATTCATCCAAAGATTAACAATGCGTAATGTATAATTTTGAAATCCAAACTTGTCTGCACAATAATATGCCATTTCAAGAATTTTACTTCTCAACTCATGCAATGGATTATTTTTCATAACTTCATCAACAAAGTCATGAGATTGCCATCCACCGTTGTTACTAACTACTCTCCCATCTGGGTCTTCATTTCGCACTACGTCAACAAATTTTAAGAGTTTATCTCTATCAAGTCCAACATCATCCTGAATCCACAATGGTGTTGGAAATATCAAATTAGTTTCAATCATCTTCAAATATGAAATCTTTATCAGTTACACTTGGGTCAACATGTTTCTTATATAAGGACATTGCTTCGATTGCACCAACAAGTTTATTAATATGATCTTTTTTAAATTGCAATTCTTCTAAAGAAATCTTAGTGATTGTAGAAGTATAATGCATATTGTCAAGTGCTTCTCTCAACTTTTTGTAATCTTCTACAGCATCAGAGTGCTGTTGTAGAAAATTATTAACTAATTGGTCAAAAGTAATAAGTCCTTGAATTTCCTTACTCTTATCAATTTCTAGACTTTCTTCACTTGTTGGTATTCCTGCTAGTTCTGCAAGATTTACTTCAGTTACAGTTTGCTCAGACATAATTACATAAACCTCTTAATGTTTTTATTTAGGGCAAGAATTGCTTTATGATTTTTGATTCTCTCTTTTAAATTACTGGATTCTAAAAAGTGCATACGCCTCTGATATTCCATAATTTGATTGTTAGCAAAGTCCTCATCATTTGCTGATTCAACCACAATATTCCATCCTTTCATTTTTAAAAAATCTCTATGCACTGGCACCCACTGACATAATGGAGTGCCTGCTTTAATTAAATATTCACCTGGGTCTAACTTATGCCAGAACAATTGTAAATTAATTTCATACGAATATGATGGGTCAACAACTCCTGTGGGTGGAGTAAATCTATCTTCATCCCAATATGGAATAGGCATTTGAATAAACACAACATCGGGATGTGCTTGCACTCTCCATGGTAATTCAAGTTTAATTGTCGTATCTAAAACATCTTTTGTTTGGTCAACTAAATGACGCATACCTTCAGTTTGTTGTGGAATATGTCCTGTTACAAATCGAGGATTTCCTACTGTGACATTAAATAGTCCTTGAGATAACCACTCAAAATCTATTGCGTTATCACCTATCTTAATTAGAATATCTGCTGGACATGGAAGTACATAACCAGAGTCCATGATTGAAGTTATTGCAGGGCAAGTTACAGCATGACCAGGGGATGGAGGGTTATAATTTTCTCTCCTTAGTTCTGCATTTGCTTTCTCCCACATATGTTTTACTTTAAGATATGGGCAACGTTTAGATTTATCTGCAGTTAATTTTAATGCATCAGTCCTCCACTTTCTATGAAGTTTTCTTGCTGGAAACCAAGGTTGTAATTCAGCAACACCAGGGTCAACTGAATAAAACCTAACCCATAGTTTCTTTTTAAAGATATTCATCAGTCCCATAAATGTTATCCCTTAGATATTCATAGTGTGAAGGAAGTTGTTGTACCCAATTTAACATAACTTCTCTGTCTTGTTGATATTTAGAGTGAGAAATTTCTAACTCTTCTAGATTAACATTTCTTTCCTTTATTGTAAAGTCTACAATAGGTCTATATCCAAGACCTGCCATGATATATGGAAGTCCATTGTAATTGGAATCATTGTATATATTTTCTGGATTTAACAAGATATTATAATGTCCAGATGCAGCAATATATGTTGATTGCTTCACCCCAACCTGAGATTTTAAATCAACATGAGTGATTATATCTTTCCAATATTGAGTATCTTCTCGTTGACTCAATGTGTAATGCATAGCAACAAAGTTTTTCATTGTCTCTAACGCATTGTCAACGATAAAATTAAAACTATCTCTGTCAATTTTAGACACAAATCCATTTCTACGTTGTAGTATATCACTTAGAAACATGAGATTTTCATGTGTAGTCATCAATCCTGTAGACTCTAATGGTTCTAAAAATCCGTAAGATAATCCAATACCAACAACATTCTTTACCCATGCTTTTTCATGTTTTCCATGTTTAATACGAATTGGGCGAAGATGTGCAGACTCAGCAACTTCTGCAGAGTATCTATTTGATAGATATTCTCTAAACTCTCTTTCAGCATCAGCATCTGAAATATATTTACTGCTATAAACATAACCAGTGCCTACACGATGCCAGAGTGGTATATTCCATATCCAACCAGCATCCATTGCAACACAATCAGTATAAGTTTCCATCTGATTAATCCTATCAGTATATGGAATCTGAGTTGCTAACGCTCTATCATTGTATAACTGATGATTAAATGATTTAAACTCAACTCCCATGTGTTGCTCTAACAACAACGATTTAAATCCTGTGCAATCAATAAACAAATCAGCACTGATTGTATCATTATCTGTTGTGATAATAGAATTAATGGTGCCATCTGGTGTTTTGACAACATTTTCAATATCTCCTTTGATATGTACGACTCCATTGGGAAGAGCAATACTATCTCTCAGAAATTTTCCAAACAAATCAGCATCTAAATGATAGGCAGTATCCCATTCCGAGTCATAATTTGAATTAGGAATAGTCTCTGCAATTTTACACTCATCTGCGAGATAAGTATTCATATTATAGAAGCGAGCAAACTCTTCTGGAGGATATTGCTCCATTCCATATCTGCTTTGTAGCGCAAAGAAGTCAAATAAATTTCGTTTATAATCATCATTAAGATCCCATTTTCCAAAAGGATACTGAAATCTCTCACCAGTATTTTCTCTAAAATTTTTAAAAGCAATGGAAGTTTTAAATGTTGCATTACATTTTGACATCCATTCTTCATCACGTAATTCCAAGCGATGAAGAAATCTATTGAATTGACCTAGGGTAGATTCTCCAACTCCAATAGGTTTTGTGACATTAGATTCAATTAATGCTATTTCAATGTCTGGAAATGATTTTGACAATAGAGCAGCAGACATCCATCCACTACTTCCACCACCAACAATACAAATAGATTCAATTTTCATATAAAAAAAGAGGTGTCTCCACCTCTATGTATTATGCTTGAGACTCAGTTATTTTAGCGTGGCGGTTTCCAGTTGTCAACCCATGGGTCCCATGATGCTCTACCTGGAAGTTGTATTAACTTTGGATTTGGCACAAATGGGGGAATAGATGATGGTGCTGGATTTTCAGATTTTACTTTTTTAATATGGTCTACCCAGCGTGTGCCACCATCTAAAGAATCTTTATATTGCATATCTAGTTGTGCACCCACATCTCCATATCCAACCATTCTAGAAACAGTTGCCGCTGCACGAAGATCTTCACACTCTGAGTGATGGACAACTTGCCCATTTATCATTACATGCTCATGTGTGCAATCATCTGGCACATCGCACCATTTCATATCGGCATCTGGACCTTCGTAAATTTCAAATTTATCTTCCTCATCACAAATATCTGTGATTGCTCCAGTAGCACGGGATATAATAGCGATTTTTGCCATGATAGATTTAAACTCCTTCGTTGTTATTTATATCAACCAAAATACTCATATACGACTACAACTCCTTCACGTCCTCTAGCACCTCTGTTACTATCTCGGGACCCATTACCACCAGCACCCCAAGCTGCATGTGCCTCATGATTATGAGAATAGTTACTATTAGAGTGAGATGAAGGTTGACTGCCACCCATATAGGATCTTCCTGCAGAATGATTCCCATAGCTGTAGTGAGACCCGTGACCATTTCCACCGCCGCCGAAGACATTCAAACTACCACCAGACCCATTACCACCCAATCCACCAGCGTGTTGTTGAGAACAATTAGCACCAACACCACCGCCAGCAGAACAATAACCTCCAAATGAGGAACCATTTCCATTACCGCCACATCCAGAGTAGTTAGTGCCACCTCCAGGGTTACCAACACTAACTCCCACTGAAGAAACATTAGTTACATCGATAACCATTTCTGCCATTCCACCAGCGCCACCCGATTCACAATATCCAGATCCACCTCCACCAGCACCAACAACTTGCACTCTAATACTTCTTACACCACTAGGTTTAGTCCAAGTACCATTGCTAGTGTAAACTTGCATAGATCTAAATCCACTAGCACTAGATACTGGAACCCAAGATAAGTTTGCTCCATCCGTAGTTAAATATCTACCACTATTTCCACTTAATGATGGAATAATATATTTAGAAGACCCTGTAATTGTACCATTAATATTGATATTAGTGATTTTTAATGTGCCATGAGATGTAATTGCTCCTGAAGCAAGATTAAATCCACTGAGACCCTGCTGGTCTTTAATAGATGTAACTCTAAGTATGCTCATTACACAATCCCCTTCTTAGATATATTTATTAACCAAAGTATTCATATACGACTACAACTCCTTCACGTCCTCTAGCACCTCTGTTACCATCTCGGGACCCATTACCACCTGCTCCCCAAGCACAATGAGACTCATGACGATGGGAATAATTAGATTGGTTATGTGATGAGGGTTGACTGCCACCCATATAAGATACACCAGCAGTATGATTGCCATAACTATGGTTAGACCCATGACCATTTCCACCACCACCATAAACGTTTATATTACCACCAGACCCATTACCACCCCATCCACCAGAGTGTTGTTGAGAACAATTAGCACCGAGTCCCCCAGATGCTGAGCAATAACCTCCAAATGAAGAAGTATTTCCATTACCACCACATCCAGCATAGTTAGTGCCACCTCCAGGGTTACCAACAGTGACTGATACCGAAGAAACATTAGTTACGTCAACAATCATTTCTGCCATTCCACCAGCACCAGCAGATTCACAATATCCAGATCCACCTCCACCAGCACCAACAACTTGCACACAAATACTTCTTACACCAGTAGGTCTATTCCAAGTGCCATTACCAGTCCAAACTTGCATAGATCTAATGCCAGATGCAGTAGATACTGTTGCCCACTCTGTATTTGTACCATTAGACATTAAAAATTTTCCAGCATGTCCTGATTGCACTGGAATTAAAAAATTAGATCTTCCTTGGATTTGTCCATTGATTACAAGGTTTGATACTGTAAGAGTACCTATAGTAGAAACCCCGCCACCAGAGAATGAAAATCCAGTAGCGCCTGTTAAGTCTCTAATTGAAGCAATTTTAAGTTGTGACATAAGACTTAATTTTTAGTTATTTATTAACCAAAGTATTCATGGATATACACAATCCCTTCACGTCCTCTAGCACCTCTGTTACCATCTCGGGACCCATTACCACCTGCTCCCCAAGCACAATGAGACTGATGATTATGGGAATAATTACTGTTAGAGTGAGATGAAGGTTGGGTACCACCCATATAGGATGATCCTGCAGTATGATTCCCATAGCTGTAGTGAGACCCATGTCCATTACCACCGCCACCGTAGATATTCAAACTACCACCAGACCCATTACCACCCCATCCACCAGAGTGTTGCTGAGAACAATTAGCACCAAGTCCACCACCAGCAGAACAGTAACTTCCAAATGAAGAAGTATTTCCATTACCACCACATCCAGCGTAGTTGGTACCACCTCCAGGGGTACCAACAGTGACTGATACCGAAGAAACATTAGTTACGTCAACTTGTCTTTGTGCCATTCCACCAGCACCAGCAGATTCACAATATCCAGATCCACCTCCACCAGCACCAACAACAGTAACCATAATAGTTCTTACACCAGTAGGTTTATTCCAAGTGCCATTACCAGTAAATGCTTGAATTGATCTAATGCCAGATGCAGTAGATACTGTTGCATAAGATAAAGTAGACCCGTTGGTAGTTAAAAATCTACCACTATTTCCTGAAGGATTTGGAAGAATAAAAGCAGAAGATCCTGAGATAGTGCCATCAATAACAATATCAGTGACTGTTAAAGTGCCATTAGCAGTAATGCCACCAGCGGCAAGTGTAAAACCACCAAGTCCCTGAAGATCTCTAATAGAACCGAGTTTTAGCTGAGACATTTTATTATTCTACTGTTCCTAGTTTATTTATGCAAGTGGGATAAAAGAGAATTATAAAATAATCCTTCTGTATTCAAGGTATTATGATGAATATCATGCCATAAATTTTCTAGTTGTTGCTCTATTGTTGGTTTCGGTTTTGGTGCATATTTTGCTGCCAAATCATTTTCTTTTTGCACAACTTCGCACATTGCCTCTATCTGTGGTGCATATGGCGCCTGATACATCGGGTCATTTGGAAAACTGATTTTTGTTAAATCACCATCTTCCATAATAAACGATCTTCCATTAGAGAGGCGTCGAATTGCCTCTGCTTTCACATCATCAGAAAACATATTAACCTCTAACTTCAACTGCAATTAAACTAGAAATACTTCTCATATCATTAGACTGTCTATCATTAATATATAAATTTCGGACGCCACCACCCCAGGAAGCACTTGCACCAACTGAATATGTGCAAGGTGTTGTAGTATTAGGCATATCCATATACATGAATGTGGCATGATACATATGGTCTTCAGTATCATGCCCATCATAAACAGTGGCAACACTACCACTACTCACGTTAGTATTACCACTAAGGTTTGTTGTAAGAATACTATTATTTCTTAAAAATCCAAATGTAGTAACATGTCTTTGATTAGAAGCAATACTAGCTAATAAAAGAATCTTGGAATTAGTATGTGTTGGTTGAAGTGTAACTTCTAATGATGGAATTGCAGTTAAGTTATCAGAAAAAATCAAATAACGAGTTGGGGGAGTTTGAGCATATCTTAATTGTAAAACGCGACCTTCACCAACATCATTATCTTCACCACCTAAAAGAAACCAGGTAGCACCGTTTTCGATAGTTACTGTAAATCCATTATTAATTTGCACTGGACCAGCAGTAAATCCATTAGTAAACTCTGTGCCACCATTTGCTACTGGTCCAATAGTAATATTTTCTTTAATCTGGGGACCATTAGTACGAATAATAGAATCCTCACCTACAGCAGGACCACCCCCGCCAACATCATCCCAACCAGGAACACCTGCAGCAGCATCTGCTAAGTAGATTTGTGCCATATCTTCGGTGGTATTATACACCAAAGTGCCATATGGTGGTATGCCTAGAGCATTAATTTGCGTCTGATTGAGAGCAGGCAAATTGACTTGCTCTGTAACCTTTAGAGCAGTTACCAGTGCTCTTGTTACAGCATCAATCTGATTTCCTATGATTTTGGTAGCCATTTGACGCCTCTATTCGTTTAACTATTTATTTTTTAAATGACCAACTCACGAATCTGCACAACATCTCCATTCTGGGGAAGTGTGCTGATTGAAAAATCAACAGCATTAGACGTAACAGTATAGTCTATACCTGGGCGCTGACAAATACCATTTAAGAATACTAAAATTGAATAAGCAGTATGCCCTGGTGAAATAGCAAATGATGTAGTAGTTCCATTACCAGTATACATTACACCATTATTACCGTTATTAACACCAGTTGCTAGAGAATACTTATCTGCACAACCATATCTACCAGTCACATCAATATTACCAGTTACTGATACATTACCACTAATTTTCATTCTATTATTAGCATCAGGTGCTATGCCTATACCATAATTGGTCACACCTGAGAATCTATTTGATGTAATAGGTCCAGTGTCACTTAATCCCCACTTATACCAAGTACCCGAATCATAAATCCAACCTAAGAAAGTGCCAGGAGTCCACTCAATGTTATAACAAATATCTCCAGTGTTAAATGCTAGACCAGGTGGAAATTCAGGATTACCATTGTTATCCGCATTTGCCATGAGGATATTTCTAAGCACTGTGCCATCTTCATTTGATAATGTAAAGTTAACAGTTTGGATTGTATTTTGGGACGTGATTTTCTTTTGGAATGTTACAGGTCCAGAGAATACAGATTCTAATTGGTTAGATGCACCACCAATAACTGTTAATTTATCAGTTAACACTAATTCTGAGAATGTTTCAATAGTTGAGCCCTCTTCACCTAGCACATTAAGTTGTGCAATATCTTCATTAGTAATTTGACCCGTAACTGGGTTAATAACTTGGTTACCAACAAACAACTCTCCATCACTATTGACACCAGAATAATATGCAACTCCAGACCCTTCTCGCAATGCTTGCGAAAGTCTTGTTGCTGCTGGAGATAGAACTTCAACCTGAGTAGATGGGAATGCCGTTGAATAGTTACCAGGACCGAATCCAAGATATTCAAAAGTATGTCCACCAGCACGAAGAATCGAATAACGACGTAATTCAACTAAAATTGGTTGGACAGAAGTATCAGCATTTAATTTGAGAGGAATCTTTCTATCTTCAGCTTCTCCTAATCTTGAAGTAACTACGATACCATTCAATACGTTAGATGTTGTATTGTATCCGAGATTATTATTACTTTCTAGTAAGAAATATTGTGATGTCTCTTTAGTGATTGACCTTAAATTATCATTATTTGGAGTTGGTGATGCACCATCAGTGGTGAAAACTTCACCAATAGTTTGGTTATCAGCGATTGATACTGCTGCTAATGGGTCGCTTACTGGATTATCTCTATCGAATGCAGGATAAAGGTCAACAGTATTCTGAGAGAAGGAGAAATCATTAAAATTTGAAGTCGATGGCGTAACTGAAGCATTAAGAAGTGTCAGATAGTAAATACCATCTTGCACACCTCGAATAAACTCTTGATATACTTCTTTTGCATAAATGTAATATATCTTACCATACTTAGGAGAGTTAGTTTCAGAAGATCTTGGTTGGATTACAAAACCAGTAATAGGTTCTCTAGGTACTGGGAAGGCATCTTTATTCAAGACATAGCGATAACGATAAATTCGGTCAACCAAGTTACGAGCATCGGGGACTCTACGAATATATGTGGTAGGTGTGAATCCTAAGTTTTGGTAAATAGAGTTTGCTTGAAGTGTAGTGTAAATTGTATTACCAGCACTATCAACTTGTAAATACCACTGACTCCTTGCAGTATCCCATTTAAGTGGAGAATCGTCATCTCCAGCTTTTGTGCCAGTAACAGCTGGTCCAGATGGATTTATTTTGGCAAAATGCACTGTTGGGGCACTAGCACCAGCAGCTAACAATGATACATAAATTTGGTCTGGGCTAGTAAGATTATCACGTCTTGCTCCAACAGTATATCCTTGTATTTTACTTGGTGGTCTACCTGTCTGAGTTGTATATCCATACAAGTATAGTCTAGTTGGGTCAGCAACACTACGAGTTTTAGTAATATCAATAGTCACCCAGTTAATCGAAATTTCGTCAACGTCCGAAAGAGACTTGGGAGGGATAACGTGAGTGATTTGACCTGCTTTATCTTTAGTAAATGCTACTGATTTAAATCCTTTAGACCTTAGTGAGGTATTACCAAAGTTTGAGTTTGAGTTGGTGATAGACATGTCACCACCTGTGTCACTAAAGAAGTGGTCACCAAATCCCACAGCGAACACAGACACAACTTGAATGAATGCATCATTTGATGCTTTAATATGAGCGTGACGCCAACCCTTTCTATATTTGCAAAGACCATTAATATGTGCTCCAGAACCTGCTGCCTGCACTTCATATGCTTGAGTAGATTGATTATAAAGCACAAATGCACGGTCATCTTTCTGTAGCGAAATACCAGTAAACTGGGCAACAACCATGGATTTGAAACCTGTAGCTTCTGCTCCATCTGCGTGCATACCATTGATACCCCACACAGATCTCAATGACATATTGAAAACATATGGAGATGCGGAGTCAACTGTATCAATTTCAACTTTAACTAAAATATTACTGCCAAGAGCATTTCCAGAAGGCTCTGCTGACATCTGATAAGTAAACTGATTTCCTTGTGAAGATGTTACTAAAAACGACCCATTATAAAGGAGAGCGTCCTGGTCAGTAGGACCAGTAATGCCAGAAAGATTAACTGCGACACCGACAGAGAATCCGTGGTTTTTAGGATTACCAAGCTCATCAACTGTAAAAGCAGTAGCAGTTTGTCCATTACGAATAATTTGAGATACAGCAAATTCATCCGAAATTGGACCTACAATTCTATTTTCTTCTATTCTCGCTTGTAGTTGGTCTTGAGCAGGAATACCAGATGTGTCAGGAATAACAGCATATCCCTTGGAGATTTTCTGATAGTATAACTCCAAGTCTGTCAGATTTGCATATTCAAAGCATGTTAGTTTGTGGTGGGAGAAGTTTGGAGCAATTTGAGAAAGGTCATCACGATAGTATACTCCATTAGTATCTCCATCAAAGAAAGATGCTTGCCAAAAATAACAACCACCAGTTACTCGGAAAATTGCAGTCGGTCCAGGTTCGTTTGCCAGAGTAATACCTAAACTACCCTGGACTGTAGGATATGGGACATACTTTGGTATTAATTTTGTGCGACGTAAATCAGACCCAACAATAGAACAACCACGAGGCACAATCACGCCACCACGAGTGCTATTAAACTTATAAAGTTCGTTAGATGGAGACGTAATATCGAAATTAGTATTTGCGTTAAATGGTTGAATTTGATTATAATCGGACATTCCTGGACGATTATCAATAATATATTCAGATGGATATAGGTAGATTGAGAATGCATCAAATTCGTCATTACTCAAACCAACACGATACGAGAAACGTGCTACTTCAAGAAAAGCACGTTGCAGAGTCTTAAAAGGACGCAATGCAGAGTTACCTCTATTGTCAAAGGCATCTGACGCATCAAAGTCATCAGGGTTAACGTAAATAATACGTCCAGTTCTCGACGTGATGATATTCTTAAGACGAGTAAGTGCCATTTATAGGAATCCTTCTATCTTGAGTATTTATTAAGTTGTTGTTTGTTTAGTCATATTAATCACAGTAAAGTCTTCAGATGGAGATTCGAATCCATTGACATTATAACTAATACTCGCTGCAGAAGAATATACTAAAAGATTTTCACCAGGACCAACTATAATAGATGAATTTTTTTCAGTGTCATTTGCTCCTACTGAATTATCATAGAAAATATAGTCTTCATCACTATACAATGCTGTTGAGGTTGTATGAATCCCTGTTGAAATACTGGCAACGGTAAATGTTAAAGCAGGTGCACCTCCATTACCTAATTGACTATCATTAATTGTGATTGTATTACTAACAACAAAGTTTTCACCACCATCAACAAGAGTCACTGTTGCACCACCACCTGCAGCAACTGTAACCGTAAATGTTGCTTTAGTTATATTACCAGGACCAGAAGTTGAATTTGCCTTAAGATTTGCATAAGTGCCAGCGGTACGAAGTGCATTTGCTGCACCCACATTACTAATTGAAAGAATTTTACCATTAACAACCTTAGTTGTTACACGTGTGCCTAAATTCTTGGTTGGAGTATCATAAAATTCTTTGCCAGCGACAAATTCTGGAGACCCAACACCAAGAGCAACTTTTAAATGACACTTAGCAGGGTCCCAATCTTGCACAAATCCATAAGGTCCAACTTCAATACCAGATGGTTGAATGGTTTGAGTTACTCCGTTAATTGTAAAAGTATCACCAACAGCAAGTGTTTCTCCAGCAACATCATAAACAAAAATATCAAAGAAGAATGGATTTGTATCGACAGAAGAGGCGAATCCAACACCAGTTGTTGATCCTGCAGGAGTGCCATCAGCATATATGAATAAGTTTGGTGATGTATTCACATCTACAGCAATAGAAGTATATGCTCCTGAAGACCCTGCGGTGCCAACTTTAGAGACACCTTGTGTATACTCAGTGCCAGCAGGTGTGCCATTTGGACCCTCTGCATTATTTGTAGAGTATTTAAGAGGAAAATTTGCACAACTGGCGTCAGATAAATCGTAAATATAAGTTCTACCCAAGACATAAATTTGAGCATTAGGTAGTGTATGATTGGTCCCACCTCCAGTGGTCGTAAGTAAGTATTTAGAATCAACCGCAGCAGATACTGTAGCTACAAAACTTAATGTTGCTGAAGCGTTTGAGGATGCACCAGTAATATTTTCGCCTTCTGTGAAGAAATTAACAAGATATGTCCCATTATCTGTAAGAAGAGTTACTACAGATGCATCTGCATGGTTAACTGCAGCGGTGCCATAGCGACCCCTAACTACTGTTAAATCATTACCATTTACTGCTGTTATTGACATCAATTCGTTGTTAATACGAATAAATGACCCAGATACAAATCCTGTAGAGTTAGCAACGGTAAGAGTAACATCACCTGCTGCAAAAACTGCACCTTCGGAAATTGTAGAAGTTGTAGCAGAGGCTGACCAACTATTAACAGCACGACCTGGTGGGATAACTGCTGCAGTAGTACCCAACGACCCACGAGTAATTGTAAGAGTGTTGGTAGTAGTATTAATTGCAGTAATTGTTGCAATTTCACCTCCAGCATCTGGAGCATTCAGGGTTATTAACTGACCAGTAGCAAGACCAGTATTACGAGAAATCTTTAAGCTAGTAGCTGCAGCTGTAACATCAGGAATATGGAATACAATTCCAGTGCCACCAGCAGCAAGACCTCTAAACACTGTAGAAATTCCAGAAGTATTTCCAGTAATTGTTTCTCCACCAGAAAATGTGCCAGCTATACTATTTCCTACAACCCCAATAGTAGTAACTTTTTGCACAATAGCATAGTAAGTTACATCAGAAATTGGCTTAAATACATCTAAAATTTTTCCTTTTGCTCCATTCGTTGTGGAAAATATAGTACCTGGAATAGCATTAGCGTTTTGAAACCCTGGAGAAAGTGTTAATTTATAACTACTAAACGGATTACCCTTCGTAAATTTGTAGGAAGATGCTACTCCACCATTGTTAGATTCAGGTCCATCTAAATGTAAGACCTGATCGTAGTTACGAAGAGCCATGCGATAAGTTGCACCAGATGCACTTTGGTTACAGACATTAACTACTGTGCTACCAGTCACTGTGGTAGGACATCTATACAACACTGTATTTGTGGTTGCTGCTGGTTTTTTAGCTGCGAGTCTTCCTGCTGTCATTTGAAATTACCAACCTGCTTGGAAAAATGATTGAAGTCTTATTTGTCCACCCAAAACAGGGGCGGAAATGGCACCACCGAATGAAATTGCAACATTACTAATATTATTAGTTGAGAGAAGTGTTGCATCGGCGTCTGGAAATTGAATAGTACGATTTCCAGTTAAGTTTGAGGCATCAATAATAACAATACCATTAAGGTTTGCTGGATTTTTAATTTTCATTAATTCCATTGTCTTGTTATAGAGAGTTTGTGTTTTTCTCTCAGAAACAAGAATACTTGTGCCTGTTGTATTTAGAGGTGCCGCTGGGTCATTATCTGGAAATGCAAACTGATATGTTTGATTATTTTCAATATTAGAAAGGTCCAATTGAATCTTTCTGGTTTCTCCCTCATCGGGGTCAGTATCACAAAATACTGCACCCTTATATACTTTATTATAGATAACTTGAGTAGATTCCTCACCAACAAGAGTAACGTTGAGGTTTGGAAATTTAACTGTCCTATTCTGTGTCAACAACGAAGAATCAAAAATTACATAACGTGTTGGGACATTTATATCATTTGATGGGACATTTGAAAATGTTGGATTAACAAGATTTTTGTTAAATACATTTTGCTCAGTAATATCATCAAGTAATGTAGATTGTGTTAACTCTTTGAAATCAGGCAGTCTATAGATATGAAGACCTGGAGATTCCCAGGCATCACATTCAAATTTGGCAATTTTTGCTGGGTTAGTAGACCCAGTTACTTGTAATTCACTATCTTTAATAATAATAGTTTTATTAGTAACTGTTTGAAAGGTGTCGTTAGCAACTAACGTGGTGCTAGTATTAGTACCTACGCTTGGTAAATCGAAGCGACGTGTGCCAGACTGCGTTGAAATTGTATCAACGTTAAAGGTAACTCTCTTTGCTGGATTTTGGTCTCCTTGCAAGAAGAATTGAGCATCTGTCTGTACAAGTGGTCCATTAACAGTAAAGACTCCACTACCTTGAGGAGTCATCTCAATATTAGATGTTGCTGAAGCACTATCAATCGCTCTAATTAGAAGTGTTGATGATGCATCAGTATTTAATCTACGAGAATTATAAAATGCAGCAGTGCCAAATGTAAGTCCAATTTCATTTACAGCAGATTGATACAATCCAGTATCACGGTCTAAGTCAAAAGCTAGACCTGGTTGAGCAAGTGACCCTGCAGATAACCCACGAAACAACTGATTGACTTTTGCTTTTCTATTGGGTAAAAGCGGATCGGAAATAACTATAGGGAGGATTGCCTCCCCTGTCACAAGATCATTTGAGATAGTTTCTAATTGCGATATTCTTTTACTTGCCACGTAGTTTCAACACAATTTGCTACAGTTTTATTTATACAACCTATACTTAGTAGGACGGAATATCTAAATTTGATTTAGATATTTCTTCTTCTGATGCTGGATGAATTACTTCTTTAAGGATACCATTCCTAAAATACAAATAGACTGTTGGCCATTCAGAATGGCGACCATCCCATCTAGTTGGATATGTTTCAACTAAAGAATTAACTCTTGCTGGTTTTATTTTACCATGTATACCATTTGGAATCCATACAAAATTTAAATAAGGTCTCTCAGAATTATATCCATCATCGCCCTCTGAGAGTTCTACAAAGTCTGCAGTGCCTGAATAATCAATTTCAAATAACTGACCATATGGGTCTAAGAAATAATCTGTCATGCAACTATCTAGACTTTTGGTTTGTAATTCTTTTTTATAAAAGTCTGGTCCGAGGTCTCGGTAACAGTAGATTGTGTCGTACATTCCCATGATTTTTTCTTAGGTCGTAGGTGAAAAAGATTTGGCCAGGTATCACGTATAATTTCTGCTAGTTTATATGGTGTGTCTTTTGAAATCATTTCATAGATTAGAGCGCAGTCTTGCATATGCAAATATTTTTTCTGGGATATTAATATTTAATGCTGTTTCAAATCCTTTAAATCCTGGGGAGGAGTTTGCTTCACAGATTCGATATCCGTCTTCATGAAATAGAAGATCGACACCAGCAATATCAAGATTGAGAGTTTTCGCAACTTGTATCGACAACATTTCCATTTCATCATCTATTTCGTATGGTTGACCAATCCCACCACGGGATATATTTGCCTTGAATGACCCATCCGTAGACTCCCTCTTCATTGCACCTACAACTTTACCACCAATCACAATGACACGCAAGTCTCTACCACTTGAATATTCAATATACTCTTGGACAATCAAAGAATTTCTAAAGTCTAGTGCAGAAATTAATTCTGATAAGTCGTTAAATTGTTTTTTATTCTCACACAAATAAACTCCAGCACCGTGAGAACCAGTTACTACTTTTACAACACAAGGAAATCCTACTTGTTTTTCTAATAAATCGCAATTATTAGGAAAACGAGTAAGCATTGTTTTTGGAATAGGAAGTCCTGCTTGAGCCAAAATCTGATTGGCATACATTTTATCTTTAGAGGCGACAATACTATCAGAGTTTGGTAATGTTAGTACATTTAACCTTTCAAACTGCCTAAGAACAGATAGGTTGTAATTGCCAGTAGCAGACCCAGTGCGAGCGAGTAACACATCAGGTAGACTAACAATATTAGATTGGTAACGAATTGATTTGCGGTCATCACGAGAAACTAGTAAGTCGATTTCATCAGCATAAACTATAGAAAAATCAATATCTTGTTTTTTAGATTCCTCTATGAATCTATCTCTTTCGTAAGTCTCCTTCGAATTACGATTTGTTAACATCCATAATTTCATATTAGGTAACGAAACAAGAATTGATGGAGAATAGGGGACTCGAACCCCTCACCCCTGCCGTGCAAAAGCAGTGCTCTACCAAATGAGCTAATTCCCCGTTTCCTCTGTCTGGGAATCAAACCCAGTTTCCAACTCCCTTGTCGGGGTGTCCTTATCAATAGACTACCAGAGGTTGTGGGTCGGATATGATGGTCCCGACCCGTATGGAAGAACCGAAGTCCATCCAAAGCCTAATGTCAGACTTGAACTGACGACCGCTCGCTTACAAGGCGAGTGCTCTACCACTGAGCTAATCAGGCATCTTCATATTATACACTATTTGGTTTTGGGTCGGAAGGGGCAGTCAGGACATCCTGACCCACAGCATCCTTTAGTATTATACACTATTTTTATCTTCGCTAAGATCTTTTAAGTAATCTACCCACCATTGTGGGTCCCTCTGATATTTCCAATTAGGCACTTCCTTGCCTTGCTCAAAATACCAATCATTAATTGCTTTGTCAATTGTTTCACCAATAATCATCGTCCTCATCCTCTGGGTCAAAATCATCATAGACGTTGGGGAGAAATGGTCCGTGTGGTCGTTTGGAATCTTCTCTGACATAATTGGCTTCTGATATGCTAGATGACCACAATAATGATAATTTCATTACTATGTAGATAACTGCTAAAGGCAAAAAACATAGGGAAACAATCAATGCGTGTTTCAATCTCTTTGCCTCCAATCATCTGGTTTGTTTCTACCTTCAGTCCACCAGTCAATCATATCATCGACATCGTTGAATCCACGCTTACCGTTGCGTTCGTGTCCCAATCCACCAATGTCAAGTTGGTTTAAAAAATCATCCATACCGCCGTCTACCATGTCTGGATTCTCTGCTTTACGTCTTGCTTGACGTAGCATAGTGCCTGCACTGCGGTTTGCTTTAGCTAGTTTCTCTGCCCAAATCATATCTTCCAACCCTACGCTTTCGTGTAAGATAATCTTTCTACAGATTTCTTCCAAACGTAAACGATATTGTGTGGATAGCATATGCAGTTTCCATATAGGGTTATTTAGCATGAATCATTGACTCTAACTCGTTGACTCTACTGAATTCTTCGTATGCCTTATCCGACCTTTCCGATAGAATATCAGAAATGTCTTCAAGGATTACTTCGTTGTCAATGTATTCATCCAGATACTTATCTAGTGCTTCTTTCAGATACCGATAACGATGCCACTCGGGGGAGTATGGTTTGTAGTGTGCCATAACAATGTTGATATATGTGGCTGATTCTAAGTTATATATGATATTTTGTCAAGCGGACAACGGGGATTGAACCCGTGATTCAAACTTGGAAGGATTGCGTGTTACCGCTACACTATGTCCGCATATACGAGTGGGTGGATTCGAACCACCTCAAAGCCGCTAATCTGGCGGAAAGAGTTTATAAGACTCCTCTGACTACCAAGTCTCACTCGCAAAGGTAGGAGCAGGGAGACTTGAACTCCCACGGGCAATGCCCAACAGATTTTAAGTCTGGTGTGTCTACCGATTCCACCATGCTCCCTCAGTCTGGAATTTCTTCGTAGTTTTCAATGTACTCGCTCATCTCGAATAATACGGGATGACACTCTTCAGCGATTAGATAATCGCTGTACCTGTATAGGTCCTCCATAGTATAGGACGTTGTAGTCTCTGCGTCAAGTATGACTTCAGGATTATCTTGAATTAATTTGGGCAATTCATCAAAAGTAAAAGGAATGCCCATTAATTTCCAAACCTGCACAATCACTTTTGTATCATCTCCAAGTATTAGATAGCAATAATTGCTAGTGATACGAAGTGGTTTACCCATTTAAAATCCTTTTGTCATTTCTCTAAGTGATTCTGCGACATATTGAGAAGTTGCTGCAGGGTCAACAAATTCTTCAATTTCATCTGGTAATGCTAAAGCATCAGCGATTGAATTTCTAACAATAGGTGTCATCATTAAGATTGCACCAGATTTAGTAGTAATTTTAATTGTATGACCTCTCTCAACTAATGTTAGACAGAAGTCAAAGTTTGAAGACATTTCCTCTTCAGTAAGTTGTATTAGACCTTGCATGTTAAGAAACGTAAGTAATTAATTCTTCGGGGACATTTTGTTTGAATGAAGCTATTGTTTCATGGAAACCCTCAGCACCCTCTTCATCCCAACGATATTTGATTATTTCATCATAACCTTCATCGTCCATAATGGTGATTTGACGTTTGGGAAGATTGACCCAAATGTGCTCAAGGTAGGTTTCATTTGCCATAGATGGGGGGTTTCAGACCTCATCTAGTATAGCATCAGTTGAGCAGTAATGGCAAGCCGAAAACCTGATGAGGTCCAAGACCGCAACCTGTTGACATAAACCCAGTGCCTAAGGTGGTCGATAAAAGTCCCGTAACCACAGTAGTTATATTAGCACCATTTGTAACAAACTCAGAAATAACTCCTGTTGGAGAAAGAACAAAGGTAGAGTGAATACCACTTGACCCGCCTATTAATAGGTCATTCATCGAAGCTGGCATTACATTACCAATACAAACACGAGTTTGGTTTGGTGGAGCAACACTTGGGAATGGAATATCCATAGTAACATCGAGGATTGCTCCTCTAACAATATTAAATTGCCCTGTGATTGCAGCAAATGGGTTAAAAACAGCAATAGTTTCGATGCGTCCAGCATTTAAGAATGAGCTAATCCAGTTTGCCTCATTAACAATTTCACCATCAGCAACGTTTTCAATAGTGCTTGCTTCAGTCCTAACGGTTTGAGAGTTGATATTAACTGCCTCAATACCAGTGATTTTTACTTTCGATCCTTGGATTCTAATTTCACCAGTATATGAAATGTCTTTATCGCCTTCTAATCTCTCTCCTGTTTTTTGTTCTTTGTCATCTTTTAATTTAGCAGATAATTGAGGACCATGTGGTGTGCGTCCATATTCATCTGCATCTGGAGCATATGGAATTTCAGATACTGGATAGAATCCACCATACCGATTACTCCACTTTAAGAATGTTTCTCTACCTTCTTTTTTGGACAATACTGTTTCACGATTATCATAAAGTGTCCCCATCGCCAACGCAATCCCTTCATTATTGGCTTGCTGTGTGTTGGCTGCATTCGCTTCTGCCTTAGACCCTGCCGATGTGCTTGTATATGGGTCAGAGTATTTACCAAGTTTTCCACCACTACTAGTCACAGGACTTGTAGAACTAGTTTCTTTACCGTAACTACCACCAGGTTTCTTTGATGTGCCACTAGATTCTGCTTGTGGTCCATTAGAATTATGTTTATTATTTGAGCCTGTAATTTCTTCATGGTAATTACCCATGACCTTAAGATAAAAATCACCCTCTACAGTCAATACATAGTTTCCTTTGATAGTCTCACATTTGTCCTTAGCAATAATCTTTGTCTCATTATTGGGCACATTCTTATGCTCATTGCCCCAACCATCTTGGAATGTAGTAACTCCACCTGGACCCATTTTAATACTTTTTTCAACACCAGGAGTAGCATCATGAAGTTCTTTAGATCCATTCAAGAATGTTTGGGTTTGCATCAAGAGTGGATTAATTTTGGTGAACATTTCATCGATAAATGACCCCCCACCAGATATACCACCATTGTTTTTATAACTTTCATATGAAGAGTATGGGCTACCTGCAACAGCCTCAGATAATATCTCGCATTCCGTGGTGCCAATAAGTGGCCACCACGCATTCATCTTCGGTCGTTTTATCTTCCTCCCACAGTCTCGTTGAAAGAGTAATCCAAGAATCATTTTGATAAGAGCAATCAAAGATCCCCAATTCAATTTGGTAAAATCAAATTTCATTATCATGTCAACTGTCTTACCAATCTGTCCAGCAGCCGAAGCAAGTGCTTTGGCAGTCTTAACTGCTGCCAGAATACTATTAGCAACGTCACGAATTTTATTCATGGTATTAGTAATACCATTCAGAATACGATTAGTAACACCACTAACAGCTTCAGAAATAATACTTGCAACTTTATCAACAATCATAGATGCCATCTGGTTGGCAAAATTTACTGTATCTAATATTGCTCCTTGTACTAGTCCCAACCACGCTGGTTTCTTAGCACAGAAAATTTCAAAGATTGTGTCTAGTAAACTTAAAATTGCTGTGATAACACCCAAAGGAATAAAATTACTAATAATCTTTACCAAAACCAAAATGACCTGAGCAATTACTTTGGCAAGCATTTCTTTTAATGGTGCAAGAATACCAGAAATACCACCTGCTAAGAAACTAACAATCTTACCAAGATGCTCTTTTACTTTATCACCTGCAATTTTATTACCAGTAATAAGTGATACCCAGGCGCCTGGACCTTCACCTAAAGCTGCAGCCATTTGACCTAGTTCGGTAAGCATACGCTGCAAGTCTGTTTCAAATCCGCTACCAGCAGGTCCTGCTACACCATCACCAATTGATTGTTTTTCAACGGGTGGTTTCATTGGATTAGTCACTGCATTACCAGGGACAGTTTCTTCTCCTATTGAAATAGCACCTCTTGATTGCTCGGGTGCGCCACTAGGATCAGCTGGTGTTGACGACTGTTGTTTAGTAAATGGATTGCCAGCAAATTTATCTTTCCCAGACATGTCATCTTGCTGGGGTGTATTAGTCTTTAATTCATTAGCAGGTTTACCATCGGCAATGGTGGTACGCTTATCATCTTTTTTCTGTTGGAATCCGCGGAACGACCCTAAAACAATAGGAAGTTGAGCCTCATCTCCATCTAAGAAAAATCCTAATACCCAAGCACCAGGTTGCAATTCTGTAGTAGTGCCAGCATTCTTAGTGCCAGGTTGGTCTGCAGGAAGTAATACGTTTGCCCATGGTAAATCTTTTGTTGGGATAACTTTAGTATATGCTTCTTTTTTCTTATGACCAGTATACCAACCTAAAATACGTACTTGTACTCGACCCAATCCAGATGGGTCTTTGATTCCCTCAACTTCACCAATCCACCAGGTGTATCCATCTCTTCCTAAGTAATCAGTACGCTCTCTCATCGTTTAAATCCTTTTACGTGATTATTTATCAAGTCGTTTAAAAATAAATTCTCCCTCTTCTGGTTTTTTACCCCAAAGAAAATCTCCTGTTTCTAAATTATAACCACTATCTAATGACCTATATTCAATTCCATTGAATCTTGAAGTAGACACTAGTCTAGTATTTTTATGCACACATTCTCCCTTGATATGTCCATTCCACCATTCTCCATCCCATTTGTAAATATATGGACATGTCGGCGTATTATCTAATAAATTAAATGTCTCAAATACTATACACTTATCGGACATTTTTTGCCAAGTATGACGAGTATGTCTATATGGATTATCTTCACCACGATACTTATACCATGATTTACTTTCAATAGTGTTGTAACCCGTTACAGTCCACGTAATATCAATCTGTGGCCATTTTACAGGATTACTAAATGCTTGCATTTTATTTCTATAATGTCCCTCTAACAAAAGCTCAAAGTTATTCATTGCAATCCACACAAGGTTGATTATAACTATTTACCAATATTATGTCAAGCTTAGACATCGTACTTTTTACATTCAACCGCATCTGGATGTCCATCACAAAATAATTCTAATGGTGTTGGGTCGTGGACATCTTCTGGATGTCTAATATGATACGCTTCAAGTTGCTCTAACTCTTCCTCTGTATGGCGACGTTGCTGTGGAGATGTGGTTGGGTCGTCAAGAACTTTTTTATCTAATGCTATATGCTGATTGATGTCCATTGTGTTACAAATATTATTATGTATTTATCTTAATAACTTTGCGCCTTAATCGAATCTCTGACTAAGATTAATTTGGAAGTCATTCCTTCTGGTTTTTGGAATGTATGTGTAAGTCCTGCAACTAAATACTTTCCACTAAACTTGAGGTCTTCTTTAACTCTTTTACCTTCTTCTTGCGATGCTGGAATTGAAACCGTGATAATATCCCCTGCAGTTATTGCTGTATTACCTGGAATTACAATAGTAAGTTGAATAGTTTTCAATAAATTATATCTAGCAGCAGCATATTCTGCTACCGCCATGGTATCTTTATCTGCAGTAGTGCCTTCTGATTTACCAAGTGCTGCATCATTTTTATGCCCAGGCAATATTCTAATTTTTTGTCTTGTTGGACTAGCTATATCTTTTGGTGGAGTATAAGGTGCTCCACCTTTTTCAACTTTCGATGCCCTCTTGAATATATCTGCAAATGTTGTTTCCCTTGGGGGATAGACTGTGCCCCCAGGTGAATCACCCCCAGAAGTGCCGCTACTAGTTGCTCTACTATCAGTTGGCACAGAAACAGAAATTCCAATAGCAATAGATTTATAAGTGCCAAGTCTCATTGATTTAAGATGGTCCGCTTTATCTGGATATTGTATACTTTCAATAGAATACATTCCATTATCGTTTATTCCAGTGCCTTTTTGTTGATAAGTATATAGAAAGTTTCCTTTACCATCAGCTTTGCCTTCTGCTAATCCGTCAAGAGACCTAAATTGAAATCCTCTACTATTTTCAAAAAACAAAAATCCAGACTGAGATGACGACCCCTTACTAGATGTTGTTCTAGTTGTTTTATCTGACAAATATGTTATAGCATCTAAAGGTTTCCAACTTGGCGAAATATATCTAATCTTTGAATGCTGCTCAAAGTTTTCTGATTTTACTTTACTTTTTGCTTTTAAATGTTTCTCACAAATATGCTTTGGAATATTACTTACATCATTTTTACTTCCTGGTCCAAAAGAGTCAAATACTTTATTCATTTCATTATGAAACATTTCTGGAGAAACAGTATGTAAAATATACATCTGCCCTCTCTCAGATTTAATAATACTACCTATTTTCCAAATCTTAGTAGTAAACACTAATGGTTTTCCTTTAGAGCTATCAGTTGTTAATGATACTGTAATTTCTTCTCCACCTTGAAGACTTTTGTTAAAGTCTATTGCATCCAATATTGTAAAATCACAACGAACAAATGCAGCTTCTATTGATACGTGATATTGAAAATCAACAACGATATCTTTGATATCTTTGGTTGCTTTAGGATTTACTAAAGAAATATCTAACTTATCAAGTTTATATTTTCTAGATTCGTTTTGTGCCATTTTACATTAAATCCACCATGTCTGAATTAAATTCTGATATAAGACCAAACTTGGGCATTAGATACGGATCGGCATCCATTTCAAATGCTGGAGGTAGTACAACTGGGGATGACTTTCCACCTCCACCACCTGTAACTACTGGTGGTGCTTGTTGAGTTATTGTTTTCACACCGCCAGCTGCCTTCGCCTCCACCTCTTTCTTTTTCTTCTCTTCTGCTTCTTTTAACTTTGCTTTATTTAACGCATCTGCAGATTGATTATTGGTAGTTGGCGCTAAAGATGGATTCATCGCCAACTCAGTATCTTTCATTGCAGTGCCAAACTCACCAAGCAGTTTCTCAAGCTCTGCTTGTCTGGTTTCTATAGTATCTTTTTTCTCCTCTGCACCCTTATCTGCTGCTGCTGGTGCTGTGGCACCTCCCGCTACTTCAGTACCTTTCAAATCTGCAGGTGCGCCACCAGTGGCACCAGGGAGTGCACTCTTTTTCTCTTTCTTGTCAACCATAGCAAGTTCCATAGCTGCTCTAGCTGCCAGTTGACTCGATGTTTTATCGTTAGCTCCTTTCTCTTTCCACGCCTCTCTATTTTCGTGATATGATTTATTATAATAATAATTTGTTGTTGCTTGTTTATCAACTTTCACTGCACCTGGCACAAAATCTTTCTTTTGCTCTGACACTGCCCTTTTCAAATCGCCTGCTGATGCAATTGCCTTAAATTCCGCACTATCAGGTTTTAAATATTCTACTGCGCCGACGCCCAAACCCGCAAACCCAGATTCTGTCTTCTTACTAATTGCTTTAATAATAATATCTTTGCCATTAACATTATACTGTACAAAATATTCTTTTCCACCAAGTATAATGCCCCTGGTGGTGTTTGTTGCTTTAGCATATGCAACAGGGTCAAATTTCCCACCCTTTGCATATCCTTTTATAGTTGGTAAAATCGCACCACCCACATCAAATCTGGGCATTGCGTATCCACCGCTTTGCGCTTCACGCATTCTACGACTTGTAAGTCCTGGATTGTTTTTTGTTGCTGGTGTATTAAATGGGACAACAAATGCACCACCAGATGCTAGTCCTTTCATACCAACCCATTCTGTGCCATGCCCAATAAATGATACGCTTCTACCACCATCTAATGATACTGGATACCCAGACATAGGTCCATTAATCCATCCTCCAGATGCTAGTCCTTGAGGTTGTACAATTCCCCCTTCAGAGAATCCTAGTAATCGTTTTGCTCCTTGCACCATTCCACCAAAGAAACCAGCGGATGCTTTGGCAGCCTGTCCAACCATACCAACAGCACCGCCAGCAACATTAGATAATGCTCTAGCTGTAACAGCACCGATTAAATCTCCAAATAGTGAAATAATTCCATCTTGTGGATCAGTAAATGCCTTAAGTAGTTTCATCCCATAATCTTCTTTACCATCAAGATTTGCAGGGTCTGAAATGCCAGATTTACCACCTATTGATCCCATACCAAGTGCTGAAATTGGAATTCCAAATGCGGAAGCAATAGGGGCGAGCATAGCTCCCATTAATGCTCTTAGAGGTGCTGGTAGAAAGGCACCAAATGAATTGGAAATAACTCCAATAGCAGCAACTAATCCAAATCCAACTGCTTTAAATGGTAGCATCATGACATCACGAAGACCGCTTGCCATTTTCGCCATGTCCATTATTGGCGTATTCAATATTGATGGAGGACTCATTTCTCCACCGCTAGCCGCCTTAGGCAATGTTAAAGATGGAATAACTACCTTGCCACCAGCTGACTTCCCTTCTTCGTCTTTACCCTTATTTGCTGTTGCTTCTGGAGCAAAGAATCTAAGGACAGCAGTTAAAGCTTTAATTCCAAGAAATAATGGTGCGAATGCTACTTGCACACCGATTCCAACTAATTGTTTAATCAAAGGAAGATGCGGCTCTACAGCATCTAGCATTTGATTCATGAAGTCGCCTAAAGCTTCAAATAAACCAGTAAATGCATCTTTAATTGGTGCAAATATTGAAGTAAATACATCACCAACCATCTTAAAGAATCGCTGAATTGGCTCAAAAATAGGTTCTAAGAATCCTCCAACTGCTTTACCTACCGCACCACCAGCCATAGCGCCTACAGCACCAGCAACAGCACCCGCACCAGGAATCCCTGTAGCTTCGCCTATGGCAGCGCCAATCGCTTGTCCAGCACCAGCTCCAACGCCAGCACCAAGTGCCTCTGCACTACTACCACCTGAAGCTGCTGTCATACCAGCGGCTGCTATACCAGCACTAGCAGCAAATGCAACCTTACCAAATTTAGTGCCACTAAACTTTCTAAACTTGTCAGCAAATGCAGCTGCATTCTTCATATTGAGAATGCCTTTGCCAAGGGTCATGATAACCCAAGACAATGCCTTTACTGTAGCTATTGGATTTTTAAGAAATGCGATACCAACAAAAATTGGTGCAGCAGATAGCACAAACTGGATTGCTCCAAAGAATCCTTTGAGACTAATTGGATTCTCAAGGAATTTAATCAGTCCGTCAAGTGCTGACCCAACTAAAAATTCAGTGATTTTAAAGATGAATTTGCCGAGAGCAAACAATCCTTTTGCTAAGTGTTGAACTTTTTCAGGATTTTTCGCTAACCAATCAAGCACCGCAAAACCAATGAATATCTTCATAAAATATTTTGCTAGCATTGCAATGCCAGAAAATAGACCACCAAATGCCTTTTTAGTTTGCTCTTTAAATGTATCTTTAATTTTACGTCCTAATTTGCCTTTTCCTTTCTCAGCATCACCCTCTGCTTCATCTCTTTGTCTTTTACTTTCTTGTTTTCTTTTTGCGTCTTCTTCTAATTTTCTTCTTTTATCTTCCTGCTTTTGTATTTTTTCTTCTGCCTTTGCAATTTTTTCAGCACCTCTTACTTGCTCTGCAACTGATGACTTTACAGCATAAGTCATCCCTTCAGCAACTAATGCTAAACTATTAAGAGTTGCCCCAAGTGAATTAATTCCAGAAATAATAGACTTCATTCCAGAATTTAAGTCTGATGACATTTCACCAACAGCCTTTGCAGCAACCAATGGAGTCATCTTATCTCCAGTTGGCATACGAACACCGTTTGTTCCTTTATAAGAAATCATCTTATAAAGTTTTGCTCTAGGTATTTTTACTTGCGGCTGGTCAACTGCCATTAGTTATTAGCCCTTCTAGGACGCCCTGTCAACATAGGTGAAGGAGCAGGAGTTATAGAACCACCGCCGCCACCGCCTCCAGTATTTATGACTGGTTGTTGAATATTGTTATTAATAATTGTAGGTGCTGGCATGAAGTTTTCCGATTCTTTATCACGCTGTGCCTTTGCTTTTAATTGTTGTTCTTTTTTCAATTGCTCAGCAGTCTTAGTTGTAGATGGCTCAATCTTTGGTTTTGTTGGTGCAGGTTTTTCACCTGGTTTTGGTGGGGTCTCTTG